TAAAGCAACAACTCGAAACGAAGCACGACACACAGCCAAGTAAAGCACAAGAGATTGATTGGTTTGAAGACCCTGAGAAAGCAGTAAATCAGGCTGTAGAAAATAATCCTATTCTTAAGAAACTGCAGGAAGAGCAAACTAAACAGGTTCAGCTCGTAGCACTGCAGACAATTGAGAAGGCACATCCTGATTATGTAAACGTAGCTCAAAGCGATGATTTCCAGCAATGGATCATATCTTCTAAGATACGTACAAGGTTATATGAACAAGCATCTAACTATGATGTAGATTCAGCGTTAGAATTACTAGATACTTACAAGTCTCTACGTAATATCAAACAACAACAGCAAGAAACAGTTAAAGCTGCTGATGAATCTCTTAAGAAAGTAGAAGCTGAGACTAGAAGTAAGAACCTTAAAACTGCTGCAGTACAGCAAGGTGGCACAGGGGAGTCAACAAGACCTGTTTATCGTCGTGCAGATCTTATTCGCTTAAGAATGCAAGACCCAGCTCGATACGAAAGCATGGCAGAAGAAATTCTACAAGCTTACGCAGAGGGTAGGGTTAAATAACTTTAATTTAATTTTAGGAGATTTAAAATGGCAGTAGTCGCATACCCAGGTGGATCAACATCCATTGTAAACAAAACAGCAGCAGACAAGTTTATCCCAGAAATCTGGTCTGACGAAGTAATCGCTGCATATCAGAAGAACCTAGTATTGGCAAACCTCGTCAACAAAATGACGATGCGTGGTAAGAAGGGCGATACGCTCCACATTCCAAAGCCAACTCGTGGTATTGCTTCTGCTAAGACAGCTAACAACGCTGTTCGTATTCAAGCTGACACCGAGACCGAAGTAAACGTCGTTATCGACCAGCATTTTGAGTACTCACGTTTCATCGAAGATATCGTTGAAGTTCAGGCTTTGGCATCACTCCGTCGCTTCTACACAGAAGACGCTGGCTATGCTTTAGCTAAGAAAATTGACGACACCTTGTTTGACTTAGGTAAGTCTTTCGGTAACGGTGACGGTACTGACTGGACAAACAGCAACGTATATTACTCTAACGCTGGTACTGCTCTCGGTGCTTATGCTGAAGATACCGTTGCTTCTACTTCAACCTTCACTGACGTAGTATTCCGTGCCTTGATCAAGCTGATGGATGATGCTGACACCCCAATGGATGGTCGCTTCTTCGTTGTTCCTCCTTCAGTTCGTAATGCTATCATGGGCATTGATCGTTACAACAGCTCTGATTTCGTTGATGGTCGTGGTGTAAACAATGGTCAGATCGGTAGCCTCTATGGTATCGACATCTATGTTTCCAGCAACGTCCCAGTCATCGAAACCGATGCTAACAACAGTGCTGGTGGTGATGTTAAAGCAGCAATCCTAGGTCATAAAGACACTATGGTTCTTGCTGAGCAAATGTCTGTTCGTTCACAGACTCAGTATAAACAAGAGTACTTGGCTACTCTGTACACTGCTGACACCCTTTACGGTGTTAAAGTAGTACGTCCTGAGACTGGTTTTGTATTAGCTGTTAACGGCTAATAGTAGTTCCTAAGACTCTCCAGCTTCGGCTGGGGAGTTTTCTTTAAGTGCATTCGCTGAGTGTATTTAAACAAATATAGGAGATAGATCTTGGCAATTTATCGTGGAGCAGGTGGCTCTGGTGACGCAATCAATGATGCTTCTAGCGAAGCTCTATTAACTGTACAGGCTAAGAATGCTGCATTAGCTGCTCAAACTGCTGCAGAAACTGCACAGACTGCAGCACAATTAGCAGAAACTAACGCAGAAACTGCAGAAACAAATGCAGAAACTGCTGCGACTAATGCTGCTTCGTCAGCTTCCGCAGCTTCAACATCTGCTTCTAATGCGTCTACCTCAGCAAGCAACGCTTCTAGTTCTGCTAGTGCTGCATCTACGTCTGCAAGCAATGCTTCGACATCTGCTACTAACGCTAGTAACTCAGCGTCTGCTGCGTCTACTTCAGCAACTAATGCTTCAAACTCTGCTTCTGCAGCAAGTACTTCTGCGTCTAATGCAAGCACTTCAGCTACTAATGCAAGTAATTCTGCGTCTGCTGCTGCGACTTCAGCGACTAATGCTGCAGCTTCCTACGACGCATTCGATGATCGTTACTTAGGATCTAAGTCCTCCAACCCCACAGTAGATAATGATGGTAATGCTCTTATTACAGGAGCGTTATACTATAACACCACTGTTCCTGAGATGCGTGTGTACAATGGGACTAGCTGGACATTCATTGGCTCTGGTGCTTCTGCTGGTGTTGAATCCTTTAACACTCGTACTGGTGCTGTAACGCTTAGTTCTTCTGATGTAACAACAGCCCTTACTTATACTCCCCTATCTTCTTCTGCGATTGGAACAACTGTCCAAGCATACGATGCACAGTTAGCAGATGTTGCTGGTTTAACTCCTACGGATAATAACTTCATTGTTGGTAACGGTACTAACTTTGTAACTGAATCTGGTTCTACTGCTAGAACTTCTCTTGGTTTAGGTTCTATTGCTACGCAAGACGCAAGCAATGTCACTATCACTGGTGGTTCAGTTTCAGGTATTACTGATTTAGCAATTGCTGATGGAGGCACTGGTGCTTCTGATGCTGCTACTGCGAGAACTAATTTAGGATTAGCAATCGGTACTAATGTACAAGCCTATGATGCACAATTAGCAGACGTAGCAGGATTAACTCCAACAGACAATGGTGTTATAATTGGAAACGGAACTAATTTTGTTGTAGAATCTAACGCAACGCTTAGAACTTCTATTGGACTAGCTATTGGAACAGATGTTCCTAGTCCTACAGGAACTGGTGCAAGTGGAACATGGGGCATTAGTGTTACTGGCAACGCAGCTACTGCGACTAATGGTGTAGTGACTACAGGAAGCTATGCTGATCCAGCATGGATTACTTCTTTAGCTGGCTCAAAAGTTTCAGGAAATATTACTGGCAATGCAGCCAATGTAACAGGTACTGTAGCTGTGGCTAACGGAGGAACTGGAACTTCAACGCCTTCTTTAGTAGCAGGAACTGGTGTAACTATTACTGGATCTTTTCCTAATCAAACAATCGCAGCAGGTGCTCCTACAGCTAATACATACGATACAGGAACAGCAGCTACTTGGACTAAGCCTAGCACAGCTAGTTGGGTTTTAATTGAGATTTGGGGCGGTGGTGGTTCAGGTGGGAAAGGCATTGCAAATGCTCCTAGTGGTGGTGGAGGAGGTGGAGCATATAACTCCTTATTAGTTCGTTTTGCTGATTTACAAGGCACAGTTACTTACACAGTAGGTGCTGGCGGTGCTGCACAAACAACAGCTTCAACTTCTGGTAATAACGGTGGAACATCCTCTGTAACAATGGGAACATACGCTGGAGGTGGAGATAAAACATTATCTGCTTTTGGCGGTGCTGGCGGCACATATTCTACTACTGGAGGTACTGGTGGAGGTGGTGGAGGTATTTATAGTGCTGCTTCTCAAGGAGACGGGGGAAGTCCACTCGCTGGTGTTGCTACTGGTGGTCAAAACGGTACAGATTCTACTTATGGCGGTGGCGGTGGTGGTGCTGGCGATTCAACTTCATATAGAGGAGGTAATTCTGTTTATGGAGGTGGTGGCGGTGGGGGAGGTAGAGATGCTGCTGGAAGTGCCACAGTAAATATTGGAGGTAATTCATTATATGGTGGTGGAGGTGGAGGCGGTGCAGCTAACTCTGTAGCTGGTGGAAATGCTGGAACTTCTATTTATGGTGGCAACGGCAGTGCTGGTGCTTTCGATGCAAATACTTCTTCTGCTGGAACTACACCTGCTGGTGGCAGTGGCGGTACAGAAGGCGGTAACTCAGGTGCTGGTGGTGGTGGTCGTGTTCGCTTTACTTATTGGTAATTTATATGACAACTCTTGCATGGATTAATACTCAAACCAATGTCTGTGATAACACAACATTAGACGATAGACCTGCTTCTGCATTTCAGATTGAAGGTTATTTAATTCTAGACCTCGACGCTATAGGCGGTGGTGGAATAGGCGACACATGGGATGGAGAAAAGTTGTCTAAACCATCTACACAAGAATAATTTAAATAAAGACTATCATGGCAGACATCGATCCTATAGAATACGGTAAACTAGTTCACGCAGTAGAGAACTTAGAATCCAAAGTAAGTGGAATGGAGTACGACATCAAGAAACTCGTAGCAATGGCTGAGAGATCTAAAGGATCTTTGTGGGCTATCATGGGAGCTGCTTCAGTCTTTGGTGGTTTTGTAACTTGGATGGCTGATTTGGTATTTAAGAAATGAGTAGACCACATTCCGTAGGTAAAAACCTAACTGCTAATGTTAAGACAACTGTCTTTACTGTTCCCACTAGAAACATTGCTAAGTGGACTTTAGCACATATTAGTAATCATACTGGTAGTAATAAATCAGTTAGTCTTTGGTGGTATGATTCCAGCGAAAACACTGAGGTTGTGATTATTGATGGTTATAATCTTGATGCTAGAAAATATGTACAGTTTAATGGCGGTGCATATATAGTATTAGACGAAGGAGATGAGATCCGAGTACAGTCTGAGACAGGATCTTCAATGTCTATTACTGTGAGCATGGAACTAGAGCAACGTAGTTCAGTACAACAGTTTAACTAAGGAGAAGTAATGCCACTCGCTAAAGGTAAATCACAGAAGACAATCAGTAAGAACATTTCTAAGATGGTCAAAGAAGGAAGACCTCAGAAGCAAGCAGTCGCAATCGCATTACAAACAGCTAAAGTTCCTAAACCCAAAAAGAAAGGTAAGTAATATGCCAATGGTAAAAGAGAAGAAGTTCCCCTATACAACTAAGGGTAAGAAGCAAGCTAAGCAGTATGCTAAGAAGACTGGTGCTAAAGTAGTTGCTAAGCCTATGAAGAAGATGGGAGCTATGCGTGGCTACTAAGCCTGGCTTGTATGCCAATATCGCAGCTAAGCGTCGTAGGATCGCTGCTGGGTCTGGTGAAAAGATGCGTAAGGTAGGCTCTAAAGGAGCTCCTACGGCTAAAGCTTTTAAGGAAGCTGCTAAGACAGCAAAGAAGAAATGATTAAAAAAGGTAAGGAAACCTTCTCAGGCTACAATAAGCCTAAGCGTACTCCAGGACATCCTACTAAGTCTCACGCTGTATTGGCTAAGTCTGGGGATACAGAGAAGTTAATTCGTTTTGGTCAACAAGGTGTAAGCGGAGCAGGTTCAAACCCTAAGACCACAGCAGAAAAGGCTAGACAGAAGAGTTTCAAAGCTCGCCATGCTGCGAATATCGCTAAAGGAAAGCTATCTGCTGCATACTGGGCTGATAAAGTTAAGTGGTAGGGTATTGACTTTTAACCAATTTTATGGTATAATATATAACTATGGCATCAATAAACTATCTTTCCCTTGTCAATGACGTACTAATTAGGCTACGTGAACCAGAGGCTTCTTCAGTCTCTGATAATGCCTATGTTAAACTTATTGCTAAGTTTGTCAATGATTCTAAACGTGTAGTCGAGGACTCCTATAACTGGAATGCTTTATCTGAAACCTTATCTGCAACTACCACAGCAGATATTTTTAACTATGTATTAACAGGATCAGGTCAGAGATTCAGAGTTATCGATGTTATTAACGATACTCAGAATGCTTTCGTAGAACTAGCTTCTACCAAGTGGATGGATCAGCAGTTTTTAATGACCACTCCTCAGAAGGGTTCTCCTGCGTACTATAACTTTAATGGCACTAACTCCAACGGAGATACTCAAGTAGACTTATTCCCTATTCCTAATGGTGCTTATAATCTTCGTTTTAACATTATTAAACCACAAGTACCCTTAGCAGTTAACGCTGATACATTACTAGTTCCTGAAGAACCTGTAATCTTAGGAGCTCTTGCAAGGGCTCAGGCAGAGCGTGGTGAAGACGGAGGAGTACAAGCTGGGGAGACATATCAGCTCATGCGTCAGAGCTTAGCAGACGCTATAGCACTTGAATCAGGACGGTATTTAGAAGAACAAGAGTGGGTCTGGAACTAATGGCTAGTCCTTTACAGACAAATTCAATATCATCTCCTGGGTTTTATGGGTTAAACACCCAAGAATCCAGTGTTACTTTATCTTCTGGATTTGCTTCTAAAGCTCAGAACTGCGTTATTGATAAATATGGTCGTGTTGGAGCAAGACGAGGATGGACAACTGTTAACTCCTCAGTTAATACAGATTTAGGATCTGGAAATGCAGTAGAGTTTTTATTTGAAGTAGTTACTGGTGGTGGTACAGATCTGCTGAGTGCTGGTAATAATAAGTTATTCGTAGGAACTACTACGATGACTACTAAGACAGTTCGTAATGCTGACAATAGTGGGAATGCTACTTATACTATTACAGGTAATAACTGGCAAGGTGCTGCTATGTCTTACGGAGATATAACTGACTTCCAGCCTCATGTGTACTTAGCACAAGCTAGTCATCCTATGCTAGTATACCATGAATTACCTACCTCTGGTGGAGCATTTAACGCTCATAATAGTAATACCTATGGGTATCAAAGAGTAGGAGATGCTGCTACATTACCTACTAATCATACTACTACTACTTTTATGCCTAGCTGGGTACTCTCAGCTTACGGTAGGATATGGTGTGGTGGTATCTCAGGAGATACTCAGACTGTCTATTTCAGTGACTTATTAGCTGGTACAGACTTTCAGAACGGATCTGCTGGATATCTTAATCTACAAGAAGTTCTTCCTAATGGAGATCCTGTAGTAGCTGCTGCAGCACATAATGGTTTTATTATATTCTTTGGTCGTAAAAACATAGCTATTTATGCTAATCCATTAGACACAGGAGCATTGACTCTTGTTGAAATTATTTATAACGTAGGATGTATTGCTAGAGATTCAGTACAGAACATAGCAACTGATGTATTGTTTTTATCTGACTCAGGAATTCGTAGTTTACAGCGAGTAATTCAAGAGAAGTCTATGCCAATGCGTGACATCTCTAAGAATGTTCGTGATGATTTAATGTCTGCTGTAAATTCAGAAACAGACTTAACTAAGATTAAAAGTATTTACTATGAGCGTGATGCTATATATTTATTAACGCTTCCTACAACAAGATTTACATATTGTTTTGACACTCGTGCTCCATTAGAAGATGGATCAATGAGAGTTACAGTTTGGGACAGCATAGATCCTAAGTGTTTCTTTGTGACACAAGATCGTAATTTATTTTTAGGTAAGCCTGGTTATATTGGTAAATACTTTGGACATTCTGATAACGGAACTACATATCGTCTGCAATATTTTACTACTTACTTTGATTTCGAAGCAGCAACAAAATTAAAACTACTTAAAAAGATTGGCTGGACTTTAATCGGTGGAACAAATCAATCTGTCTCAGTTAAATGGGATTTTGATTATACAGAAAACTATCAAGCTGTTGGATATCGATTAGCAACATCTGTTGTCTATGAATACGGAATCGCTGAATATAATATTGCTGAGTATTCAGCAGGAGTAGTTCTAGATAAGTTTAGTATTAATGCGGGTGGACAAGGAACTGTAATGCAGGTTGGTTTAGAAGCAGATATAAACGGAAATCCTTTATCTATTCAAAAACTTGATATAGGAATTAAACAAGGAAAGATATTGATATGAGTAATTATGTAAAAGCAACTAATTTTACTGCTAAGGACACTTTACCTACTGGTAATGCTGGAAAGATTGTCAAAGGATCAGAGATTGATACTGAGTTTACTGCTATTGCCTCTGCTGTTTCTTCTAAAGCTGACTCAAATAGTCCTGCCTTAACAGGAACTCCTACAACTACTACGGCTGCTGCAGGAACAAATACAACTCAAATAGCTTCTACTGCGTTTGTTTTAACTGAAAGAACTACTGAAGCTACTTTAACAAATAAAACAATAACTTCTCCGATTATTAATGAAATAATCCATGAAGGAACTGCCGATGCTTTTGAAACAACTCTAGCATTTACAGATCCTACTGCTGATCGCACTATTACGTTCCCTAATAAATCAGGAACTGTAGCGATGACAGATGAGATTGCAGTAGCATCTACGTTATCTTCTTCGTCTGGGTCTTATGCAATTGCTGGGTCAACTAGTTTAATTGTAACAGCTAATAGCCATGGAAGATCAGTGGGTCAGACTGTTTATTTAAACTTTACTTCAGGAACTGCTGCTGACGGTTACTTTACTATTACTGCAGCAGATACTAACACATTCACAGTAAATTACGGCTCAGTAATTACTACTTCAGGGAATGTGTCTGGATACTATAGCAATGTAGGAACAATCGCTATTGCTTCTGCAGATGAAGCAGTTTCAGGAATTAGTACAAACAGAGCAGCTACTCCTGCAGGTGTCCAAGCTGCATTAACAGCTAAGTTAAACTTAACTGGCTCTGCTCCAGTTTATGGAGTAAGAGCGTGGGCTACCTTCACAGGAACTACAACTACTACAGTAGACGCTGATCAAACTTTATTAGCAAGTGGTAATATCGCTTCTGTTAAATATGTAAGCACAGGTGTTAATAAAGTAACTTTTACCACAGCAATGCCTGATGCAAACTATGCTATTGTAGGTACTGCGTCTAGAGATGCTAGTTATGCTTTTGTTTACGTGAAACAAGACCTAGGCAAAACTGCTGAATACTTTTATATTGGTACTGGTAATGCAGGAGATTCAACATTAAACGTACAACATGTAATGTTCACTGTTGTTAGGTAACTTGTGAAGATTCCAGTAGTCTTGCGTGATGACTACACAATGTACTTAGAGTTATATGAAGGAATGTTGTGGTTTCATACAGATGTACGCAGGTGGACAAATAAAATAAAGAAAGATTTTATAAAAGATTTAAATACGTTACAAACCCTAGTTAATGTTCCTTTAGTAGCAATGATTGATAATATTGAACTAGCTAAGTTTGCAGAGCTAATAGGTTTTAAATACGAACAACCTTTTAAAGGTCGTAATAATGAAATATACCAAATATACAGTAGGAGCATATAATGGGGCAATTAGTTAGTGGAATAGCAAATTTATTTACAGGAGCAAGTAGCACTCAGCAAGCTGGTGCAGATGCTGCTGCAGAACAACGAAGAGCTGCTCGTGAAGCTGCTGCCGCTGCTGCGTTCAGACCAGTAGGAATGACTACTAGATTTGGTACGTCGGAGTTTACTCGTGCAATAGATAAAAAAACAGGTATTCCTTATATCTCTGAAGCTGGTTATACTGCTGCTCCTGAACTACAAGCCTTACAAGAAAGGCTATTCAGTCAGTTCAATCCTTCTCTTGCCTATGCTGAACAAGCTGGTGGAGCTTTACAGGCTTTATCCCCTGCAAGTCAGAGATTATTTGAACTAGGTCAACAATATCTAGCTGCTTCTCCTGAAGAAGTTGCCCAGCAATACATTCAATCACGTCAGGCTATGCTCGAGCCTCTACGTGAACAGCAATTAGCTGGTCTCCGCAGTCGTGGCTTTGCTACTGGTCGTGGAGGATTAGGAGTACAGACAG